TAAACATTTCAGAATCAACATATCACCGAATGTTACCTGTAGCATTAACAAAGATATATTATACACTAAAATTTAATTAAAAACTTGGAAGTTTTAAAACAGAAATCTCTTTTATGCTTAATAGCATAAAGGAGGTTTTTTTATGCAAAATTATATGCCACAACAATTTAACAGACAGTTTAATCCTGTTCCCGGAACGCAGATGTTTAATCCAAGTTTACAACAAAATGTTTTGAAGATGTATGCAGTTACCAACAAAGAAGAAGCAACTGCTACTCCAGTTGATTTTAATGGAATACCTACATTCTTTTATAACCAAAGTACAAACGAAATTTATAAAAAACAATTTGATATAAATTCTGGTCTTGCTGTTTTACAAGAATTTAAGAAAAATGAGCCACTACAAGAGCCAGAATCAAAAGAAAATGAAGTTCCAAACATAAATCCTTATGAAGATGATTTTAAGGCCCTTAATGATAAAATTGACGGATTAAGAAAAACTTTTGAAACTTATATCAATTCACAACAAGTTACTCATGACATAAAGGGGGTTAAGAATGCTAAATAATCCCATGATGCAAATGTTTATACAAAATACCATTAACAGAAATCCGCAAGCTAAACAATTATATGAAAGTTTGAAAGGAAAAAGTAATGCGGAATTAAAAGAGTATGCAATGAATGTAGCACAAAGTAGAGGTATTGATTTAACTCAATTTATGTCGCAGTACGGTATAAAAATATAAAAAAGGAGACAAAAAACTATGACAGACGATTTTTCAACTGGTGGCGGACTTTGGCTGTTCGCAATTTTGGCCCTAATGTGGGGCGGTGGCTTTGGCGGTTTTGGTAATGCCGGCTTTGCAAATGCTATTGGTTATCAGAATTTAGCAACACAGAATGATGTTCAAAGAGGATTTGATAATCAGAACCAATTAGCAAGTCAGAGAGAAATTTTAGGTGCAGTAAATGCAGGAACAGCTCAAGCTGTCGCTGCAACAAACCAAGCAAAATATGACAATATCAATGTTGCTAAAGATATTCAAATGGCTTTGAGTTCACAAATTGCTCAAGTAGCAAATATGGAAACTTCAATTAATGACAGAATTCAAAGTTGTTGCTGTGAAACATTAAGAGGTATTGATGGTGTAAACTATAACAATGCTCTTAATACTGCTTCTATCAACGCAAATACCACAGCACAAACTCAAAAAATCCTTGATGCTTTGGCTCAAAGCAAAATCAACGATTTAGAAAAGCAAGTGGCAGCTTTGCAATTACAGAGTGCTGTTTCTAACGTAGTTCGCTATCCTGTAGCTTCAACTTACAATGCAGGAACTAATCCATTCTGTAACTGTGGATGTGGAGTTTATGCGTAGTTAGTAGCGAGGTGTGAGGGACTTTTATGTCCTTCACACTTTTTTGAATAAGGAGATAAGAAAAATGTGCAGATGCAATAATTTAATAAATCATAAAGTTGAAACCGTAACTAATACAGGAACGGCATTAGATTTACAATTAACTAATACAGCAAATGTAGGTGACAAAGAAATATTTAACCTTGTTGTATGCAGAGCAATTTCACCGGCGGTTACAGGTGATCCGTTACCATTGACAACAACAATAAACGGAGTGGCTGCAATTCCGATAAAGAATTCTCTAGGACAGCCATTATTGTCAAATGTAGTTCCTTATGGCAGGACTTACGGTCGCTTTGTTATGGGCGGTGCTACAACAACGGCTGCTGACAGTTATGTAATTTTAAGAACACCTTGCTATGCTTAGTAATTTAGATACTTTTGCTAACTTTATACAGATTTTAAGTTATCAAGAGTTATTGGAACAAGCAACTGCAGATGATGTTTTGCAGGAATTACAACATCAAAATAAAGATTACCTGCAAGAGATATTAAATAAACAAACCGAAATAATAAAACGGTTAGAAAGGCTTGAAAATGTACGATATAGAGAAAGCAGATAAAATTTATTCAGAAAAACTCATGGAAGATAAAAAGTTTGCAGAAAAACTTATAGATAAATTTCGTGAGAAAATGCCTGAAGAATTTGTAAAAACTATGTTTGAAGAAGAATATGGATGTCATATTGTGGATCGTTCAATCTATGATGAAGCAGTTTCTTTATTGAAGTGGTCAGAAGATAGAGGTTCTGGTGCAAAATGGGAAGTTGAAGATATCCTTAAACTTTCAAATATAGACTTTAGTAATAAAGATTACTATGAATATGATTATGCTTATGTTGTAAATATGCTGTGGTCTGATTATGGCCATATATTTACAGAGCCTAGTTATTTCTTAAAAATGGCCAAGGCTTATTTAGAGGATCCTGATTATATGGGAAAACCTGATGAAAGAGCATATAAAAACGCAATAAAAAGAATTGAATATTTTGAAGAAAAATAACATCTATTCCAACTCCTCCCCTAAACCGTTATTAAATAATGACGGTTTTATTTTATTATGTTATAATAAAAGTGTTATGGCAAAGAAAAAAAGAAGTTATCCTAAAAGTCCGAATAGAAAAATAAAGATTGACTTCTGGCCACCGAATTTAACCATATACGAAAAAGAAACTGAATATGAAGGAAAACCATTTAAAATACAAATGGATGTCACACCACAAAAACCAAATGAACCTACAATTGAATTAAAGGAAAGAAAAGAACATGATTAATATTCATTTATTTTATCCATTACTTTTTGTTTTAGTTATTATTGTAACTTTTGTATTAGCAAGAGTTTATAAAGACAAATTAGACAATAAAAAAGATATTCATTTCAAAGATAAAGATGTTGAAGTTACCACAGAAGCTTTTAATAAAATTGGTACAATTAAGAACGGCACTCCTAATGAAATTATTCTAAATATGCAGAATGTTGAAAATAATAAAGAACTTTTTTCACATGATAGAAAACTTGAAGAATTAGAAGAAAAAGTTGAATTTTTATTGAATGAAAACGGGAATTTAAGAGCAGATTACGGAATATTAAAAAGCCGTTTTGATGCACTTACAAAGGCTGTAGGGAGAGAGAATTAATGTCACTAACAGAAGCACAAGAACTTGAAATGTATTCAGACATAAAAGTAATTAAAAATAATTGCTTAACTTGTCGTAAAATACAAGATAACCACGAAAAAAGAATATCAATGCTTGAAAAAGGATATTGGATTTTTGTAGGTGTTTCAAGTGTAATCACTTTTATATTACCTTTTATTTTGCATCTAATCATAAAGGATTAATCCATGAAAAGAATTATTATACATTGGACAGGCGGTATAGGTAAACCTAATCAGCATGAAAAAGAATGTTATCATTTTTTAATAGATGCAAAAGGTGAAACACATGAAGGAATTTTCAAACCAGAAGATAATGAAAATTGTTATGATGGCAAATATGCACAACACACAGGCGGTGGGAATACAGGCTCAATTGGTGTCAGTTTGTGTGGTATGCTTAATTATCATAGTAGGTCTGATATTGGCCCTTATCCTATAACTGCAGTTCAATTTGAAGCAGCATGTAAATTTATTGCCGATTTATGCAAAAAGTATAAAATAAATATAACACCAGATACTGTAATGACTCATTACGAATTTGGAATAAAACACCCTAAAACATCAAGTTATGGGAAACCTGATATTACTTTCTTGCCGCCATATTCATGGGTAACAAAATCAGATGTCGGCCCTTTTATAAGAAGTAAAATCAGATGGTATTACTTAAAAAATTCTCTTTCTTAATATTTACTACGATTAATGGCTCACGATATAATTTGTGAGCCATTTCTTTTAGGAATACCTATTTTTTTTACAAGTTCTATAACACTAGCTTTCATAAAACATTTTGAACTTATTAAATTTTGAATTGGACAACCTGAACAAACACATCCCCTTTTATAACAATTTATAGCATCTTCTGTCCATCTTCTGATTGATCCTATGCGGCCTAATTCATTACGCATGCTTTTTATCTTTCCTTATCTGTGTATTATAACCATTTTCTATTGAATCATATTTTAATATCATTTCTCGCTCTTTTTTAGCAAGATTTGTGTAATTATTACTTTTTGCTATTTCTTCCCAGACAAAATTTTCACATCCAAACTCTCTTAATGCTGTATGGAATTTATCGTTTCTTCCTCTTTTGAATGCTTCATATTTGTGATCCACAATTCTATTATGAAGAGTATTTGTTGTTTGGCCGATATAACATTCATTTGTAATTACATTAGTTGCTTTGTAAATGATCATGATAACCTTTCCAACATAAATATTTTTTATATTCGTATATTGCGGTATTAATTGACAATTCTGAATTATTTTGCCAACTCGTACCCTTATAATTTTTATTATACCTGAATATTGCAGTTTCAGGATAATGAATAAATTTTGCACTTTTTAATGATAAATAAATTGTCATTAAATCTTGTAGCGTTTTTGCTTGCATTTTAATATTTTCAATACACCAAGCATACAAAGTTCTATAATAGAATTTTGTATAATCAGGATATTTTTTTATCCATTCCTGAATTTCTTTTCCTTGTTTTACAGGTTTATAAACAGAGCCGGTAATAGTAGAAATCATTTGTGCTAATTCTAAAAGCTGCTTAAATTTTAGTTTATCAGGAACTAATGAAGCCGATTTTACAGGATTTCTATCAAGGATTAAAAACATCATAATTCCACCTCTTTCTTTGTTTAATATCCTAATATGTTATTAAAACAAAGTCAAGCATTAAAATAAACTAAAGCAATAGCATTTTTGAATACATCCATTGGTTTTTTAGTTTCAGGATGAATAAAACAATGGCCTTTTCTTAACCATTCGATTTTTACTTTTGGGTTGAAAAGAATGTAATCATGCCAATATTTAGTTTCTGTTCTTACAGGTATGAGCATGACCGTTTCATTCCCTTCTTGCTGCTCTTCATAAGCTCTTTTAATCCATTTTGCACATTCATCAAAAGGTGGATTACACCAATTAAGTTTATACCATGGCATTTTTAATCCGTCTTTTTGACCTTCTATATAATAATGAACGGCCGGTATATTTTTCTCTGAACAGCAAACATCACAATAAAAAACTGTCCTTCCTTTTTCTGCTAGGGCCTTTTTTACAAGTTCCGGTGGACTCATATAATCGTTTCTTTTTTGTTCAAAATTGTATTTACTCATGTTTTATCCTTTCTTAATATTTTATGTTTAGAAAATATAATAATTAA